CTTGTAGCGGCCCGCCTTGAACCCTTCCGCTATCCTATCGCGTTCGGTGTGTGGCGTTTTCGCCGTGACGAAAGGCGCTTCCAGCCCATACTTGCGGAGCTCCATAGAAACCCGCCGGCAGTGCTCCACGTCCACGCAGAAAAACACAAGAGACCGCCGCCCCTCCCTGGCAACGTGCCCCATGGCCGACCGGATCGCCCGGCTAACTACGTCATCGGTGTCAACGGCCTTCGCGAGACTACTTTCGATGTAGTCCCCGCCGTGGTTCCGCTTCACGTTCGCAAGGTCCGGCTGCACGTCGCCGACTTTCGACCGCAGTCGGCAGAGAAATCCTTGTGCTATCAGGTCGCCGACATTCGCCTCGTAGCAAATTTCGTTCAGGATGTGGTCTTTGTGGCAGATCGGCCCCGACATGCGGAAGGGCGTCGCCGTGAACCCAATAACGCGCAGGTGCTTGCTCGTGATACGTGAGCCCTTGATAAATTCGCGGTACTTACCTTCTCCGCTGGCCGGTATGCGGTGCGCCTCGTCAACGATGATGCAGTTCCACGGCGGGAAGTTGCCCCATTTCCGATGTATCGAATCTATGGACGCAAACAGAATCGAATGAGACTCGTCTTTGCGGTTGAGCCCCGCCGCGTAGATTCCAATGTCGCCGCAAGGCCATAAGCCGGCCAGCTCTTCGGCGTTCTGCTTCACGAGTTCCTTGCGGTGCGCGAGGATGCAGACGCGAAACGCCGGGTAGTCCCGCTTCCATTGCTGAATTGCCCATGCCATCAGGACCGACTTGCCGCCGCCCGTCGGAATCACCACGCACGGGTGCGTGTCCTTCGTTCGGACATGGTTGTCCAGCGCTTCAAGCGCTTCCTCCTGGTACGGGCGCGGAACAATCACGCCATCCTTGATTGCCGGTGGAGGGAAGAGGGTCATGGTTTCCACTCGATCAGGTCGCCAATAAAAGGAAGGCCATGCTGTGCTTCAAACCAGTGGAGCATCCCGGCCCAACTGATGAACCCATCTTTCTTTGCAAACGAGTCCAGGTCGGGTTTGTAGGTGATAGACGGAGATCCGTACAACAAAACACCAGAACATTCTATCCGAACGGAGGCGACTTTGACTATTTCGCCCTTCCGTAACAGTCTGCAATTCAGCGTCCGCATCCCGGTGAAGCAATACGCCGTTTGCCCCACTCGGGGCCGATTCTTGCGCTTCTTTCGGATGGTCTGATGCTTCTTTCCGTTCGCAACGGACTCCGCAAACTGAAGTTTGAAATTGAACGCTGGCATTACTCTACCCCTTCCCAAATCGCCGCGTAGTTGTTGTCCTTCTTGTAGATCACCAGCCGATACCGGCCCATGTACTCGAACGCCTGTACGTTCGCATCGTCCTGAGACCGGGATGGATCCCCCGTAAACGCCTCTTCAAGTTTCAACGTGGCAATCGCCCCCTCAATCGCGTCCGGCTCCCCCTCCCACAACAACCGCGAATCCTGGGGCGGATACATCCCGACCAGCGTTGTCTCGGGCGTCTCAAAGCCTGTTACCGTCCCGCCGAATTTCGACTTGATTGACTGTATGGCCTTCGCGCCGACCAGCGGGCCCGGTGTGCGCATGAGCTCTTCCGTGCTCCAAGTGCCGTCCGTGCCGTCGCCATGCCGCCAGCGTGCCCCGTCCTTGTGGTTTTGAAACTCGATCCAGTTCTCCCCGGCGTCAACTGTATCGGCGAACGTGACCAAGCTAGGCAAAAGCAGATGGCTGCTACATGGCACCATGCCGCCATTGCCGTTGCAGGACCACCGGCCGTCGCCGTCCATCTCCGGCGTCGCGTGACAGCATGTCCGGCAGGACTTGCACGGTAGCGGCACGGCGATATGGTCCGTGCCCCAGCACAGATCGTAGCCAGAGCAGAACTTGCACCGGAAGTCATCCGACCGCGCCGAGCACCGTTCGGGCGGTTGCTGTGCGCGGATAATCCGTTCGGCGCGTAGCATGATAGCTTTGAACGTCGCCGGATCATGTTCAATCCGCTCGGAGTAAAGATCGTCGTTGTTCTTGTTCGCGGCCAGATAAAGCGCTCGGTCCAGCTTGGCGAGCCCCATGTAGACGATCATCTGAGCATAATGCGTCGGCTTCGCGACTTTGACTGTCAGTTTGACCAGCGACTTGAACAGATCATCCTTGAATGTCTTGAACTCGCCCAGGTGCCAGGTCTTCGGCGCTTCCGGCAGGCCAAGAATCACGGCGTCCATGTGGCCCTTGAAGTGTCCGCCAATCGCGCTTACGGCAAACTGATTGCCGTCTTCGTCCACCGACTTGACCGTGCACCCGATTCCTTCAAGCTCGTGAATGAACCGGGCTTCCGCCAGGTGGCCGGTCTCGAACAGCCGGTACATTCGGCCGTCGAACGTTTCGCGGACACACTGCCTGAATACGAACCACAGGTAGCGGTCGCATTCGTGTCCAATCAACGAGGCACCGAGGTAGTTGCGGGGCCCTTCGGAGTCGCCCTGCTTCTTGTGCCAGGCCATAATTGCGGTGACAGTCGGACTCTCTTGTGGTACGAAAGACGATAGATCGCCCATAGCTTAACCCTCCTGTGTGGTTGTGTTCTGTTGTGGCGCGACGCCCGGCCTGCTGTAAACAGGCCGGGCACTTCTTTCCTACGCCAGTTTCAGGGTTACGCTGACTTTCGCCGGTGTCGCCGTGACAAACTTCGCGATAGCGTTGAACGTGTCCATGTGCTGCTCGCGCAGCTCTTCGTACTTCTTCTCGTTGAAGGCGTACCCGGCCGGGACCGGCGGCGTCATATCAACCGGCATCAGGATGTCAGGAATGCTCAGCGCCCTGATAGCATCCAGATCGGCCTTGTAGCGCAAGGCGCGCTTGACCACGACCTTGAGCCCTTCCCCGGCGTCCACGGTCTTACTGCCGTTGTCGCCGGTCTCCACTAGGACCGCTATCGCTTCCTCAGCCGCGATACGCTGTTTCTTCGCGGCGTCTTCGGCGCGCTTGGCGTCAAACAGGTTCTTGGCGAGTGTATTCAGATCGTCCATGATGATTCTCCATTGCGTTGTTCAAAGTGAACTCTCCGGGGCAGTCACCGCGAGGGGTGTTTCGTTGGCATTTTGATATGGGGAGTTAGTCATCGCCGCCAGTGTGACGACCCCGTTATCGCTATGCCCCGGAGAGAGATTCATTCTACCGCTCCCAGGGCCGCTTGCCCGCCTTGGCCGGCGCTGTTGCCGTAGGGGCCGGAGCCGCCTTGGTCGTTGCCGTTGGCTTCGGGGTGGGCGTTGTGCGCGCCGGCGCTGCTGCCGCCGCAGGGGCCGCGGCAACGGCCGGCTTGTATCCGACGACTTCGTTGTTGGGATCGAAGCCGGGATCCTGCTTAACCTTGACTTTCGCCAAGACGATCTTGCCGAGCAATTCGCTGCTATCAGCGATAGCGGCAAGACCGCACGCCTGGCCGAGCGCCGCGAGTTCGCGCATGCCGATCTCGACACACTGAGGATTCGGGTTGACCAGGTTGATTGCCGGGAAGAGCTTGCGGCCGGCGAACTGCTCGCCGACAATCGTCACTTCCAGTTTCAGGCGCTTCCCGTTCTTGGCCTTTGTGTCCAAGACTTCGGCGGTGTCTATCTGTACCGGATACCACCCCGCCGGAATCGGGTCGAACCCCGTTGCCGGATCCACGCTGTTCGTGTCGAACGAACCGCCCATCGCTTCGCTGATGTCTCTCATTTCTGCCTTCCTCCTGTGTGGTTGTGTTACTTTTCCGCGACTGCTGCAACAGCCGCCTCGAACGCCGCCCAATCCAGAGGCAACTCGTACGGGAGCGCCCCGAACACGCCGCGCCCGCCGCCGGGGTGTGCCGGCCGCTTCTGCGTGAATAGGAACCGGCTGCCGCCCGTCGTGTCTATGCCGTGCTTCGACTTCTGTCCGAAGCCCTTGTCCTCTTTCTTGACAACAACTTTCGTGTTGCAGAAGAGAATCAGATCCGACCAGCGGAAGAGCAGATTCGCCGCCTTGTCGTTGATGTCGAACATGTACGTGTCGTAGGACTCGCCGGTAGGATCGTCGAACCGCTTGACCTTGACGTGGCCAATAATGATGCTGGCCATGTTCTTGTCCGTGCGGAGCGCGTCCAACCCTTCGAGGATGCCGCGCCACAGGCCCACGGCTTCGGTATAGCCCTTGCCGTATCCGCCGCCGATGTCTTCGATCCCCTTAACGTTGTGAGCGCGTACCAGGTGATCCCATATCAGGGGTTCTGTCGCGCTGGCGGAGTCCAGGACAACCGTCCTGTGCTCGTGCTTCTCCGAGTAGAGCGCACCAATGCACTCCATGATTTCATCGTACGAGCCGCAGGTAGGGAAGCAGGGCACGTCCAGGGCGTCTGCTCCTTCCTCGCCTTTGGCCGGGATGATGATGGGCGCATTCAG